ACCAACCCTGCATAAGAGTTCAGAACCTCTTAAATAAGAGTTCAAACTCTTGCACGAAGAGTTTTGACTCTTGCAGAAGAGTGAAAACTCTTGCAAGAGGAGTTCAAACTCTTGCAGAAGAGTTCCGGGACTCTTGCAAAACACCAGCGAAGGCTCGCCTAACAGCGGGCCTTTGTGCTACACGGACGCCTCATCGTATATTCCCCTCTGATGGTCAAGATTCAAACCGGGACCCAGCAACTAACGCTGACCCTAACCAACACCACAATCGTTAACCTCGCTAACCTCAAATTACGCCTCCGGAGCGAAGCCACTGGAGCCGTGAAGGAGACATACGCGACGGCGACCCCGGTGTGGGACGGGCGCAGCCTTACCTTTGGTCTAGTGGTTAACGTGCCCCCGTACAACACCCCCGGCCGCGTGGAACTGAACTCACCGGACTACCCGGATGGGTTCTACGTGCTGGAGGTGCTGGAGGGGAGCACGCTACGCGGGGCGGCATATTGCCTGTTGCAGCGCATCACCACCGACCCCACCTATCAGACGTTCACCCCGTACCTAGACACTCGTCAATACCAAGCCTATGAAGGGTAACTACAAATTCAGCGTCATCGACATGCCCGTCTATGACGTGCCCTTGTTTGAGGAGAAGCAGGGGAAGGACTGGGTGATGTACGGCAAGGAGGACGAGTACGGGCGCTACCTAGAGCAACTGTACATGGGCAGCTCTATCCACAGCGCCATCGTCAACGGGGTGTCGGCTATGATTTACGGCGATGGACTCGATGCCGCAGACAAGGACCTCGATGAGGGCAACAAGGAGCAGTGGCTGCGCCTTCAGAGCCTACTGGCGGGCAGCGAGCCGGACGTGCTGAGAAAGGCGGCTATGGACCTCAAGCTCTATGGTCAGTGCTACTTCAACACCATTTGGAATCGGCCTCGAACTAAGGTGGTGTGCCTGAAGCACCTCCCCGTGCACACGATGCGCGCGGGTGTCGCGGACGCAGAGGGCAAGGTCGACGTCTACTACTACAACGCAGATTGGTCTAAGAAGAACAGCAAGCCGGATGCCATCAAGGCGTTCTGCTCAGAGGACCGCACGGAGGCCAGCCGGGTGCTGCACGTGAAGCGGTACAGCCCATCGTACCACTACTACGGCATCCCTGACTACGTAGGCAGCACCGGGTACATTGAGCTAGACCATCAGATTCAGGTGTTCCACCTCAACAACCTCAAGAACGGCCTCTTCCCGTCCATGATGATTTCGTTCAATAACGGCATCCCCACGGACGAGGAGCAGCGCCTTATCGAGGCCAAGGTAAACGACAAATTTGGAGGCGCGGAGGGGGCTGGCAAGGTGCTTATCACGTTTAACGACGGCACTGACACGCAGCCCACGTTCACCCCAGTGGCGAATAACGGCACCGACACCATGTACGAGTACCTGAGCCGCGAGGTCAATAGCAAGGTCCTCAGCGGGCACCGCGTTACCTCTCCGCTCCTGTTCGGCGTGCGCGGAGACGGCAGCGGGTTCGGCAACAACGCAGACGAGCTGAGGGACAGCTACTCCCTGTTTCATCATACGGTAGTGGTGCCGTTCCAGCGGGTGCTTCTCGATGGCCTTGAGCCTGTGTTTACGGCCAACGGAATCAGCCTAGACCTGTACTTCTGCCCACTCAAGCCTGCGGACTTCATCGAGGTTGGCGAGAGCAAGGCAGAGGTGGTCAAAGAAGAGGCCCCGGCAGCTCTGACGGAGGTCGACCTAAGCAGCGCGGCTTCGTGGCTCCTTGAGCAAGGAGAGGAGGTGGACGAGGACGAGTGGGAGATGATTGACAGCCGACCCGTCAACTACGACATGGAGGCTGCCCATGACGCGCTGTGGGCCTTCGCGAGCGTGCCCGCGAGCAGGCCTGACGCGAAGTCCAAGGGACAGGACACGCCGCTCATCAAGGTGCGCTACCAGTACGCTCCGCAGGAAATCAACACAGGCCCTAAGGGACCCAGCCGGGACTTCTGCCGCCTGATGGTGGGTGCGGGCAAGGTCTACCGCAAAGAGGACATCGAAGCAGCCAGTGGCGCTAACCCCGGCTTCGGGAAGGGCGGGGCGGCTACGTACAACGTGTGGTTCTACAAGGGAGGCCCTCGATGTAGGCACTGGTGGCAGCGGGTGACCTACCTCAAGAAGAACAACGAGCGGATTAGCGTCCGGGAGGCCCGTAAAATCATCAACGCGCTGCCCCCGGCGGAGCGCAAGGCCAACGCGCTACCCGTCAACCCCAAGGAGGTGGCCCAGTGGCCTAACGATATGGACTATAAGGGCTTCCATCCTGACAACCCCAACAAGCCAGCCGACGCACGCGCGAAGGGCAGCGGCAAACAGCGTGAATCATGAGCGTCAACACCACCATCCTCACTAGCCCAGTTCGCGTTAAGCGCGACACAGCGCTGAACGACAGCGTAGACGACAACCTGCTCTTCCCGGCTATCGTCATGGCGCAGGAGCGCAACGTGCACCCGGTACTGGGCACCCGGCTGTACGACAAGGTGCGCGAGCTAGTGGCCGACGGAACCATCAACAACGCTGGGAACGCCATCTACAAGACCCTGTTGGACACCTACGTAGTGCCCATGCTAGTTCAGTACGCGTTCGCCGAGGTCATCCCTATCCTCCGCCTCCGCTTCATCAACAACAGCATCGTAGTGATGGGGAGCGAGCAGTCCGCCGCAGCGAGCTACGAGGAGGTCAAGCCCATCATCAACAGCGCACGGGAGGTGGCTAACTGGTACAAGGAGCGCCTGATTGAGTACCTGTGCTACAACAACAACCTCTACCCGGAGTACAACGCGGGCACCAACGAGGACGTGCTGCCTACCTCTAGGAACTACACGCAGGGCCTGAACCTAGAATACTCCCTGCGCAAGGACGAACTGCGCATGATTAGAGGCATCCTTGGTCTATGAACAAACGGAAACGAGTCAACCTAGCCAAGCTAGAGCAATACCTGAAGAAACATGGCTACCCGCAAAATCAGCCAGCTAAGCCTCCTCGCGACGGCGGCAAGCAACGATGAGTTACTCATCCTAGATGTCTCCGACACGACGATGGGTCCCGCTGGGACCAACAAGCGCATCCGGTGGTCCAGCCTTCCGGGTGGAGGTTCCGTTGGAACGGTAACTAGCGTCGATGTCAGCGGGGGTGTGGGCCTAACTAGCACGGGCGGCCCTATCACCACTTCGGGAACCATTACCGTAGACCTAGACAACACGGCGGTCACTCCCGGCACGTACACGCGTGCGAACATCACCGTAGACCAACAGGGCAGGTTAACCTCAGCGGCGAGCAGCGCGGTCCTCGACTCCACCAATATCTACCGCACCGGGACCACAGGCGACACCCTCAACACGGACCTCACTGCGATAGAGACCGACGTCACCAACATCAAGAACAGGCTCGTCTACTCAGGCACGGAGACGGAGCTGAAGGTGGACGCTAACAACCTGCTTGACTTAGACGCCACGCTGGCTAAGGCGACCCTGACCTTGGGTGGGGTTACCGCAGCGACCTTCTCCGGTACCCGTTCTGACCTTCCGGCGGTACGGGTGGGGGCTGTGGCTACCGCGTATGACTTGCCTAGCGCGAGGGGTACCGCAAATGGCGAGGTGATGAAGTACAAGGTCAGCGGCGCAGCGGCCATCTTCGAGAAGGTCGACACCTCTGAGCTGACGGGCACGAGTGATAGCCTCACAGAAGGCACCACCAAGCTCCTCATGACGAGCGCGGAGCGCACGAAGCTGGCTGGCATTACCGCTGGTGCGGCAGTGGCTTCGGTCACGGGAACCGCACCTATCGTAAGCAGCGGCGGGACGACTCCGGCCATCAGTATCACCGCAGCCACGACGAGCGCGGCGGGGTCGATGAGCGCATCGGATAAGACCAAGCTAGATGGCATCACAGCTGGAGCCGCTGTCGCCTCAGTGACCGGGACAGCCCCTATCGTGTCGTCCGGGGGGACCACCCCGGCCATCAGCATTACGGCGGCCACCACGAGTGTAGCGGGTTCAATGTCCGCGTCTGACAAAACCAAGCTAGACGGCATCGCAGCCGGGGCTGAGGTAAATGTCAATGCAGATTGGACCGCAGTCAGTGGGGATGCGCAAATCCTGAACAAGCCCACCATCCCGTCCATCACTCAAGTTACCGGGAAGACCGTCGCCACAGGCGCGTGGAGCTTGGTGTCGGGTGTCTACGAGGCGAGCATATCTGACGCGGCCATTACCTCCACTAGCATCGTCAACATCATCCCGGACAACGCTAGTGCCGCCACCATACGTACCGCGCAGATGTTGCCACAGACGGACAGCAGCGCAGGTGCAGTCAAGATTTACAGCACGAACCTTCCGGCGGCTAGCATTACGGTCACACTGAACATCTACAAGCAATGATAGGCGAATTCGCGTTGCCCGCGAACAACCCCAGCGGGGGCGGCGGGACCCTCACCCAAACCCTACGGGAATACGTAAGTGGCACCACGTGGACGAAGCCATCGGGCCTTGTCTTTATCGAGGTTCTGTGTCTAGGCGCAGGCGGTGGGGGCGCATCGGGCGGGCAGTTCGGAAGTGGCGTTGCAGCACCCGGCGGAGGCGGGGGAGGCGCGCCATCTA